ATAGTGCTGATGGGTTCCCATATGTTCAAATTAATCCGGGTGCCGATCAATTCCAAATGTATCGTTTTTTACAAACCCCACCTTCAACTGATCTAACAAGTGGAAATTATTCGAATAAATTGAATACATGGAATGCCGATGTTCATCTGATGTCCACATACTGTTTTTTGTCAGAAGAAGAGCAGAAAAAATTTGCCGCGCAAGATCAAATCTATTTAGTAAAAGAAATACACGAATATGATTTTTTGAATGTAGTTGGTTCGAATCGTGTAAAATTACAATCTACAACGGGTATGGTTGCCGATTGGATGTGGTATTTTCAAAGAAACGACGCTTTTATGCGAAATGAATGGTCGAATTATACAAATTGGCCTTACAAAAACCATATTCCATCGAATATACAATTAGATAATACAAGTAATTTGTATATTACAGGCGATTATAGTTCGGCAAACAATCGTCCTATTTTAGAAACATTTGGACTATTATTTGGACCAGATTATCGCGAAATTTCTATGCCTCGTGGAATTTACGATTATGTTGAAAAATATACTCGCACTCGAGGTTTTGCTGAAGAAGGGTTATATTGCTATAACTTTTGTTTAAATACAAGTCCATTTGAATATCAACCCTCTGGAGCAGTAAATACTGGGCGATTTAAAGACATTGAGTTCGAGTTTAATACATATAGTCCGCCGATTGATGTTGATGGAGCAACAGTAAGTATAGACTGTGACGATAGTGGTGTTCCCCTAACTGTATCGTCTAAACCGTCATGGGCGCTTTATGTATATAATTATAACTTACATGTATTTGAAGAGCGTCTTAATATATTATCATTTGTAAGTGGAAGTTGCGGATTGACATATGCACGTTAAGAGTGTGTTCGAATAATTGGGTTATTTATCATATTCTATTATATACCAAATATACAATAGAATATGTCATCGTGGAAAAAATCATGGGATCATAAAAATAAGGAAGAATTTGTATCAAATGACGATATAATGGTTTCGGCAATGAAAAAAAAAATGAAAAAAATTATTAAGAAACGCGAAAATCCAAAAAATATTCCTGAATTTGAAGATTTATATGATCGACCACAAATGTCGAATGTAGTAGAAGGATTTCATGTAAATGAATATTTAGAAGATGTGAAAAGAAAAGTAGATAAGAAAAAAACACCTGAAATGTTGGACCAAGAAAAAACAAAGGATCAGGATAGCGGTGTAAAAAAGGAATTAGATCGACTATCAACTCGCGCAGGAAGTGCTTATAATAAAGATGGTATTGATAAATCAATTGATTCATTAACAAACCAACTAGGTAGTTCCGTGGATAGTTTATCAATGTTACAAGATCCTAGTGGCATGGCGTCGAGTATGGCTAGTGCATCTTCAAGTAAGACAAGTGGAGCAAAAGATGCTGCTGCGAATGTTAGTAGTTCTGTAAAAGAAAACACAGGTGGATTACAGAAAACAATTGACGCGGCAAGTGAATCTGTAACTTCAGTCGTAAAAATATTTGCTAATTTTCTTATCATAATTGGTAAAAAACTACAAATAATACGAATAAAAATAAAACTTTTTATGTTAAAAGCAAACAAATATGTAACACAATGTGTTGATCGAATGGCAAACGCATTAACACAAAATACTGCCACTCAAAAAGAAATAGATATTTTTCAAGACCAAACCCAGAAATTTGTTACACTGTTATTGGTTTGGTATTTTGTATATAACTGGTATTATATCATTTTCTTTTTAGAAGAGGATGACGATGTTCGTTATAAATTAGAATTTGGAGAATTACGAAAGGTAAGTAAATATTTTTATGGATTCTTCGGACCTGCGTTAAAACCACTTGAATTATTCAACAAAGGTCTTTTATCTTTATCCATTATAAAAACGCATGAACGATTTGGACTTTATACAAGTGTGATTATGATTCTTATGTTTTTAATATTTTATGTATTGGTGGAATATAATTTTCAAACAGTGTTGTTACAAGATTTTTTCTCTGCGATGAATGGAACCACAACTATGTCAATATTATCCTTATTTAATATTATTGTAATTATGTATTTTTCATCATCGTGGTTTTTTGGCGGTATGGATGATGGAAATTTGGAAATGACAAAATTAATAGTTGACGCTATGCAGGGAGGAGTATGGACATTGTTCTTTTCCATTGTTTTGTTTATATTAGCATTTATTGGTTATTATATGTGGATCTTTGCTGTAAATATACCTATGAGCATGGTATTGCTTACCGGTTATTTGGTTATATATACATTTTGTGGAGTATTATTTTATGAAGGGTTTGGTATGTTTGAAATATACGCAGGTATTTCCGATTCATTAGACTCAATATCTCCAGATTTAACTCCAGAACCATGTAAACCTAACTCACCCTTTATGTCATTAATGTGGTTCAAAGAAACGTTTCAATGGATTATTGATATATTAGGAAAAGGTGTGAATTTCTTTTCCACAAATATGTTTGAAGTAATTATTCTTCTAACACTTCTTGGTGGAATTGGTATATATAGAAAAGAATGGACAAGTGCGACTGAAGGAAAAGTGGGAACAAGTGTTTTTCAAGCAACGAACCTAAGTTCTGTGTTTAAAAATTTATTTGCTTGGTTAATACTGATTAATATTTTACTGATTATCTTATTGAGTATGTTTTTGTATAATAAATGGAAATTATTAAATAACATGGAAACATCCATGAAAACAGATAGTTCTATGTTAAATCAAACTGCTCGATCACGTATGGCAAGTGCGCGGGGAGATACTAGTGCTCCAGTTATATCGAAAACGAAAACAAAGGCGTTGAAACGAAAAATAGAAAAACAAGAATCCAAATCAGCAGAAGACGCGACCGAAAAAGAAGAATCTAAGACAGAAGACGCGACAGAAAAAGAAGAAGAAAAACCTAATACAGAAGAAAAACCCAAACCAGAAGAAACCAAGACGGAAGAAACCAAACCAGAAGAAACCAAGACGGAAGAAACCAAGACAGAAGAATGAATAAGAAAACCATTCATATAATATATTATTTCAAATAATTAATATATTATAAAATTGAATTGGTCTATTTAAATAGACAATGTTCATAATTATTACAAATATGGATGAAGAATCAATACTTACATTTTACCAACTATGTTGTGATGGTAATCTAGATGAATTAATCGCAACATTTGGAAACTCATTAGATACAAGCAATATTGAAATGAGTTATGTATATTTCAATGTATATTGGAAAACTCATAAGAATAACAAAGAAACATTAAAGGAATGGTTAATCGAGTTAGACTCTGAAATAGACGTAGATATGATAAAATATGAGTATAAAGCAGACGAAATTACGTCTAATGATGCCTTCTTGATGGCGTGTGAAAACGGACATTTGAAAGTGGTGGAGTGGTTATTTGCGGAAGAACCATTCTTAACAAGTTTTAAAAATAGATGCGTCATATGTGATATGTTCGTATTAAGTTGTTATACTGGTAATTTAGATCTTGTTAAATTTATATTCAATCAATTATCCGATTATATTAGCGAACGTATTACTATTATTAATGAAGCATATAGTAATGCTAGTGAAAATAATAATGAGAATATTAAAAAATGGTTATTGGAGATCAATTCAAATCAAAAATTAAAATCATCATAAGAAACATTGCCATTGATCTGATTTTCATCCATGGTTACAGAACATCCCCCTCCTTCTACACATGAAACATCAAAATTATAAATCATATTTTCTCGACAATAAGAAATTAATTTTTGTGTTTCACCGGGAACAACATGTTTATGTAAATGAAGAGACAATTTGGACATTGGTATTTGTTCTCTTCTCATGAATGGGATCAACTGTTTCAATACAGGATCAAACCGTTCTTTTGTCAATGTGCCACATGTATCTGATATACAGACCTCGTCTACTGGCATAACAAGATATTCCATAAGTTCTTTTACAATGTCTTTATTTTCCATAATGCCCGAAATGGGACATTCATTAATACAAGAAACATATAGTTTCGAAGTTCCTGGACAATTTTCAAACATGAACGCCAGTTGTTTTTTCGTTTGGAATAAATCCATTTTGGTATTTTTCTTTTGAAAACTTTCGGACACAGAACTAATAAAACTCATGTTATGTATTTTATGGTCTAGTGCGATTTGTTGCATTTTTAGACTAGGAATTAAAACAAACGGGGAAATAGTTGGATAAGTTTTTTTACAATAGTGATATAATTCTACACTATCTTCAAACTGTGCTAACACCTTTTTTGATACAATTGATCCCACTTCTATTTTTTGACTGGAAGTGCTTTTCACAATATTGTGTAATATGTTTTTTTTCTCTTGTGTTGTAGGAATGCGTTTCCATGTTTGAAGACCATCGCGCAGAGACACATCAAAAAATTGAAAATGTTTGGGTAAATAGCGATGACATTTCATAATATTAATACTTCTCGAATTAGGTTTAAATAATTTAAAAAACAATATTGTAATATATAGATTAATAAAAACGACATAAACCTAATTCTATAAAAAATACAAAAATATGAGTGAAGAACAACCATTTGTTTCTATATGTACCCCAACTTACAATAGACGCCCTTTCATAGAATCCATGTTTGAATGTTTTCGTCATCAAACATATCCAAGGGATAAAATGGAATGGATTATAGTGGATGATGGAACAGATAAAATAGAAGATTTAATTAAACAATCCAATCTTCCGCAAATTCGTTATTTCAAAGTTAAAAAGAAAATGAAATTGGGTGAAAAGAGAAATTTTATGCATAAATATGTAAATGGATCCATTGTCGTATACATGGACGACGACGATTACTATCCACCTCAACGAGTAGAACATTGTGTCGAAACATTATTGGCAAATCCGACTGCTCTGTGTGCCGGATCAAGTGAATTATATGTTTATTTTAAGCACATCGATAAGATGTATCAAAGCGGACCATTTGGAGATACTCACGCAACTGCTGGAACATTTGCGTTTAAAAAAATATTGCTAGAACATACAAAATATGATGATAATGCTGCTCTTGCGGAAGAGCGTTCTTTTTTGAAAGATTATACAATTCCATTTGTTCAATTGGATCCGATGAAAACCATTTTAGTATTTTCCCATCATCATAACAGTTTCGATAAAAAAAACATGTTACAAAATTCGGATCCGAAATATTTCAAAGAATCGAGTAAACAAGTACGTGATTTTATTCGACAAGAAAATGAAGAACCCATATATAAATATTTCATGGAAGAAATAGATGAATTACTGGAACATTATTTACCTGGAACTCCTGAAAACAAACCGGATGTTATACAACAATTGAATGAAATACGTGAAAAGCGCGAACAGATGGCACAACAACAAACCAATCAAGGAGCGTCAATTATGATAGAAGTGCCTGGGCAAGGAAAGCGTCCATTGACGCCACAAGAAATCGTTCAAATGTTGACTCAACAACAGAACCAAATTAAATTCTTAGTAAATAAAGTAAAAGAATTAGAAGGTGCGGCATTACAAAAACAAATGAACGACGCAATGAATGGACAAAATTTTTCTTATAGCACTTGATAAGGTTTCTCTCGCAACCAAACATTCGCAATATATTTTTCTCCACTTTTTACAGGCGTTCCTGAATGTAGTGATAAAGGATGACACTGATTTCCATTTTTTTCCAAAGAATAAAACAGTAGTGCCCCTCCAGTGTTAAGTTTATATTTTTTATTTAAATTAGGAAATTCCGTCTCTCCGCCTTCATATTCATCATTTAAATAAATGATGAGTGTAACAATACGTTGACCCCCATTTTTCTCAAATTCGACACATTCTTTTTTATCGTCACAAGAAGCATCATAATGTGCGTTATAAAATCCACCTGGTTGGTATTTAACTACTTGTAATTTTTCGGCATGCTCGAATGGAATATTTGTAATAGCACATGTTTTGCGAATAATTTTTTCAACTACAGGATCATCTTTAGGTAACCATGCTGTTTGACTTTTCCTTATATTTTCGGTTCCTCCGCTTACTAGTTGACTTTCACTAAATAGGGGTGTAGCAGTTTTTATAATATTCTGGCAATCATCATAATCGATAAAATTAGAATATTGTTCAGGATAAATATATTCGTTATTTATATTACAATAACCCCGACCCTTGTATTGTTGGTGTTTCCATAAATAGATAATGAAAGCAATAATAAAAAAATATATAAATAGAACCAAAGGATTTTTTCTATAAAATACCATTATACATATAATACATACTATTTCTTTTGATTTTTTTCGAGAGGAACATGAATTTTTCGGATATTTTTATCACTTTGACGCATAGCATATGTTGCACATGTACCACAATGGTCTTCGTTTGCTAATTCAGATCTACGATAAGCCTTTCGACTATCGTCAACTAACGACCAACGACCTAGAGGTCTTTGTATATCTCCATTTGAAAATATACGTTTAAATAGGGGGAGTTGTTTCAATAACGAAAGCATAGTTTATTATAATAGTATGATATACAAAATATTATTATAATTATTTCAATTTTATACTTCTCCGACTGTCAGACAGACAAAATGTTTAATTTTGAATGGTCAACTATATATTATCATTGCTCATAATATATATATAGTTATGTATTTTTTTACCAAGTTTATTACCATTACTCGTCTACAATAGTTGTTTTGAATAACATTCCTGTAACTAGATACGGATCACAATTGGAACTAGGACGGCGATCTTCAAAATATCCTTTACTATCTTTCACTGTTTGATTTCCGCGGCGAATAGAAGCGCCACGATTAGCAGTCCCATGAGAAAAAATATCATAAGAAGCAGTTTCATGTTTCCCTGTCATACGTTCTTCATTACCAGTTCCATATTTTTCCATGTGCTCCATATGTTTATGTGAAAGTTTTTCAATTGCTTCGTCGATATATTCTAAACCAGTTGTCCCGTTAGTTCCTTCACGCATATTTTTGGTACTGTAGTTTGCGTGACAACCAGACCCATTCCAATCACCGGCTAAAGGTTTTGGTTCGTAATCAATTGTGATTCCATAATTTTCGGCAATACGGTCTAACAAAAATCGTGCCATCCACATATGGTCACCTTCTTCAATGCCGGTACAAGGACCAATTTGAAATTCCCATTGTCCAGGAGCAACTTCGGCATTAATACCACTAATTTTAATACCAGCATCCACGCAAGCGCGCATATGGTCTTCGGCAAGTTCGCGTCCAAATGCGTTGGCTGCTCCAACACTACAATAATATTGACCTTGTTCTTTCGCATTTTCTAAACCCAGAGGTTTACCAGTTTTCATATCAATCATAAAATACTCTTGTTCTAATCCGAACCATGGTTCTTCATCTTTTGCTTGTTCAAACAGTTCGTTGGCCCAATGACGATGACTATTTTTCAAAAAAGTACCATCAGGTCTAGTTGTTTCACATAACACAAATATATGAGGGTGTCCACGAATTGGATCATTAAAAATCGCACGTGGAACTAATAATACTTCAGAGTCAGTTCCTTCTGCTTGTTCTGTTGAGCTTCCGTCGAAATTCCAAATAGGAAGTTCATTGACATAATTAATTTCATTATCTAAAACGCGAACTTTTGATCGTAGTTCATTATTTCCACCTATCCATACATATTCGGCAAATACCTTATTGAATCCCATTTCTATATATTGTATATATTTTTTTATATTCTTCAAATAAAATACCTCACATAAATTATTCTTCTTCTAAAATTGCGTCCTTTTTCACATTTTTGTCTAAAAATCGATACATACGCTTAATATCTAATTTCGATATTTCATATCCTTCAAATAATTGTTCAATATATTTTATATTTTCATTGTCATTTAAAACATCTCCATCACATTGTTTTTCCATTTTTATGCGTAATTCTTGGAAAAAGGCAACCAGATCTTTTGTATCCATATTTAATTCTAAAGATAAATTTGTTAAAAATAATTGGTTATTGTATTCGGTAGAATATTTGGTTAAAACCTTAGTAAAACGTATATCTTCATGGTGTATAGTTTTTTTTTCAAACGGAGCATCGTGGTATAATTTATTTGTATGAAATGTTTTAATTAACGAACTGATTTCATTAAATATCCAAATTTGATTTTGAAATGTAATGCGATCAATATGATCAGCAAAACAAATATTATGAAGTAATTTCATATAAAATGAAAATTGATAAGGTTGATCAATATGGTCTATTAAATCTACTATATTTTCATGCCATAATAACGCAATAATTGTTCGGTCATTGTCATTCATACGAATATTATGTTCATGAAATGGAATATATGTATTTAACAGTGTAGATGTCAATCGTTTTGAATCTTCATTATATGTTTTCGTATGAAAAATATTTTGTATAATCTGATGATCTAGTAAATGCGATTTATTTTTATACAATTGTTCGATAAAATTTAATTTACGTATATCTCCTTGAATATAATGAATCATCTCGTCTTTATAACGAGTTAAATGATTCATTGGAATCATTTTATACAATAATTGTCCTATTTGTTCATTTGTTGGTGTTTTTAATTCGAAACAATTACATACTTTCATTAATTCGCGTATTTTTTTATCCATGTAATAATTTCCAATACAAATAATAGGATTTAATGTCATATTTTCTAATTTTTGCTTTTGAGTCTTTTTTTGACGAATAAGTTTAATAAGAGCATTAATTCCGCCTTTATCTCCATTATTCATACCGTCGATTTCATCCATAACAATTGCTATTTTTTTAGTTTTCCCACGCATCATATCCAATACGTTTTTGTTTGAAATATTATTACTTGTAATATTATCAATTAATGATTTGTTACGTACATCTCCCGCGTCGTATTTTATTACATCATACCCAATATCTTTTAATAATTTAACCGCAAATTCACTTTTTCCGCTTCCCGGGGACCCGTATATATAAATTCCCTTCTTATATTGTAAATTGCTATATTTTGTATCAAATGCGTGTAAAATAGACGTAATTTCTTGTTTTATTGAATCGCGTTGTAATATATGGGAATAATCAATATAATTACTTTTGGTTTGTTGAATTGTTTCTATTTGATTATCCATTCTATTAATCAACACTTACTATTTTAAGTAATTTTTTTAATACTAATAATTGAACGAATTATTATTATTTTTATAATATGTATTTATGTAAATTGCGAAAAATCGTTGGTAATTGGCATAAAATTTGATGAACATGCTCGAGGATAACTATATCCTTGTCCAGGTTGAGGACAGTAATTACACTGTTGCGGTTGTCCATAATTATAACCCACTTGTCCTTGTTGATCACTACTATAACCCATTTGTCCTTGCTGATCATTACCATAACCCATTTGTCCTTGTCCTTGTCCTTGTTGCTGTCCTTGTTGCCCTTGTCCTTGTTGCTGTCCTTGTTGTACTGCGTTTTGTTTCATTTCTTGGGACTTCAAATCTTGACGACCTTCAGCAAGATCTTTTATACCACTACCTGCGCCGCTAATTAAATCACCGGTTTCGCCTACAACGTCTTTTGCTAATCCAGTTACATCAGAACTCACACCTGTTACAACATCAGCAGCACCTTTTCCTAGTGATCCTAATCCGGAACCGACTTGTCCAACAATATTTTCAGCACCACCAATCGCACTATCCAATGCTCCACTGGCAGTGTCTAATCCTTTTTCTGCTACATCGCCAACAGTATTTACCACATCTGATGCAACGGGAGCAGCTGCTTGTAATCCGGTTTGTAAAGTATCACCCACTTCTTTCAATCCAGTTTGAGCAGTCTCACCAACCTGCTCTAAACCGGTTTGAGCAGTATCACCCAATGCAGTTGCGGTTTCGCCGATTGCTCCTCCGTAAGTTGCTGGCGACGAACTATAACCACTTGCACCCTGAAGTCCGCCAATATTTCCTAAATCTAACTTCTTTCCTGTACAATCTACAATTTCACCCTGTTCATTTACTGAAATAGGGCAATTGGTTGTAGGACATGCGGGACAAACCGGTGGTACTACTTGGGTTTTGCGAATATACTCCGGATCATTTTCCTTTGATTTAGAAGACTTAGATGAGCATTTAGGTTTCACATCATCATTTGCTTTTGATAAACTATTTGTTTCTTCTTTGGAACAACTATCAGTTCCACTTGATCCACTTCCTGATCCACTTCCTGATCCACTTCCTGATCTACTTCCTGATCCATCAGTTCCACTTGATCCATTTCCTGATCCTTTTGTGGTTGTACCATTATCACCAGTAGTATTTAATGTTATAGAAAAAGAGTCATCCGACCCACTATTACTGGTTTCGGTAAGTGATTGAGAAATAATATTAGAAGACGCTACTTGATATTTATCATCCACTTTCACTATAATTGCGACTAATACATGGGTAGTGTCAATCATGAGTGACAATACTAATATAGTAGAAGAATCACTAGTTGTCCCATTATTTTGTTTAGACACGCCTTTTTTATAATCATTTGATACACTTTGATCATTAAAATCCCCGCTTTTTCCTACAATAACGCCCTTTTCGCTGGAAAAATAAACACTATCTTGAATTTTTTGAACATTAATATTGGCACCACTCATTGTAATTGTATCTTTTGTTGGAACACCTAGACGCGAATAAAGACTTAAATCTGCGTTTGTATCAATACCAACTTGCGCACCGCCTTGTAAATCAGTAGTACCTAAAATATAAGAACTACCTTCAACATTTTTAAAGACAGTTAATATATTTCCAGTTCCGTTGTCAATTAACGCAACAAAGGTGTTTGTTTGATAAGGACAGTATACTAAAGATGTATTACTTGAATTGTAAGTCCATGGAGTTGCCATAGATGTAATAGTGTTTGATCCAGGATCCGTGCCAGGACTAGTGTTTGTCGAAGCATACTCACTTGTAACGATTGTAGGTGTTCCCCCCGAGTCTCTAGTGATCAAAGTAAAGGATGGATTTTCTACATTGTTGGTAATAATAATATTGGCAGTTTTGGGATCAAAATAATAACCGGGAATATCACTACTACTAGATGCTATGATAGTATTCAATGCTGTCCCAGAATCATATGTAGCAACTGATGCGTTTTGTGTAACACTCCACATACCTTGGTCTGATTGCATATTTTCTAAAACATCATTCGAACGATACCCAAAAATCATTGCTATCACTAAAACAACTAATAATATGACAAATAGTAAAAAAGGTGTTAATCTTATTCCTTTCATAAATTTAATATATTCTATAGTTCGAAAATATTAGTGAAAAGTTAAATAGTATTTTATGTTTAGTAACTACAAAATTGATATAAATCGAATATATGTGTTATAATGAAACTATGTTGAATCAACAATTTACAACAGATTATAAATATGAATTGGGTATGGATGAAGCCGGACGTGGACCCTTATTTGGGCGATTGTATGTAGCAGGGACAATTTTACCTAAAGGTAATGATTTTCGCCATGATCTTATGAAGGATTCGAAAAGGTTTCATTCCAAGAAAAAAATCAAAGAAATGTCTGATTATATTAAAGAAAATGCTATAGCATGGTCAGTTCAATATATAGATTGTGATGTTATTGATAATATTAATATTCGAGAATCTGTTCATAAAGGTATGCATAATGTAGTAAAAGATATATTAGAACAATCGTCACAAATTAACAAGGAAAACGTATTCTTATTGATTGATGGAAATCATTTTAAACCATATTCCTATTATAATGAAGAAACTGAAGAATTTCGCAGTGTACCCCATCAAACAATAGAGGGGGGTGATAATAAATATACGCACATTGCTGCTGCATCCATATTGGCAAAAGTTGCGCGAGACGAGTATATTAAAGAATTATGTGAACAATATCCTCAATTAAGTCAACGTTATGGAATTGAAAAAAACCAAGGATATGGAACTAAACAGCATTTAGAAGGCATTTTGGAGCACGGTATTAGTCAATGGCATCGAAAAAGTTATGGTCGATGTAAGGAATCTTATTTAAACGCACTATAATGAGTGTTTAGAACGGTTTATTGTATATTTTTAATGTATCCACAATATATAAATGTCGTTTACTCGATTTCATGATGACGAAATAAGAATAAAAAAGCAATTAGAGCAACAAACATTTTCAGGAAGATATCAATTGGATGTTCCTGGTCAAGGATCGTCTATGCCTTTTCAACAAGATGCTCATTTAAATTTACAAAAATTTGGAGCAAATATACGGACAAATACCATTAATTTAGAAAGTGATTTATTGGGACTAACCCGCCCACTTGGTCGTGATGATATACGTGAACAAGATTATAAAATACAGGAGGTTCCAAGTGAGCAAATTACATATAATACAGAAAAACCTTTTACCGAAGAAAGTCGTGCGAGTCATCCGGCATGGATGTACCGAGATTTAGAACATCCTGTATGGGAACAACCTATTGTAGATCCTCAGGCACATTTGGAAAAGACGTTTCATGATAATATCCAAACGCGCATTTTAGAAAAGGATTTTTATAAACCGAAGGTTGTTCCTCAATTGCCATGTGGAACAAAGGATCCTTTTTCGGTTGATTATTATTTATCAAAGAATTAATTGAAATATTCGATAATTTATTATGTCTATTGTATATATTATCTTACATACAATGGAATTAGCAATACCATTAATAGCATTAGGCGGTTTATATATTGTGTCAAAGCAGAAAAAAGACGATGATGAAGGAGAATATGAAGAAGGATTTATAGGTGGTCAAAAACTTCCCAATGTAGATGTTCCAAACAAAAACTTTCCAAATGAATATCCTATTCAAACACCTGAATACTCTCGAACGGAAAAATTAACGGTGGATAATAAATTACATAATAGTACTTCTTATACTGATAAATATTTCAAACCTACTCCAAGAACTCATTTAGATGGTTCTACAAATTCTCTAGAAAATAAAAACGTTACATCTGTAAGCGAAATTGAAAAAATGCACTTACAAAATCAGGGTCAAGAATTTACATCAATGACTGGTTCCAAAGTTGACAATGATTATTTTAGACATAATAACATGGTTCCATTTTTTGGTAGAAATAACACTGCTCGCAGCGTAGAGAATAATCAAACTGATTCGGTCATGGATAATTATTTAGGAAAAGGAACTCAACAAATTGAAAAAAAGGAACAATCGCCATTATTTGCACCTAGTGATAATTATCAATGGGCATATGGAGCACCCAATCAAACGGATTTTATTCAATCGCGTGTAAATGCTTCAACCAAAATATCCAATGTTCTTCCTTTTGAACAAGAAAAAGTGGGTCCAGGTATAGATAAGGGTTATGGGACAGAAGGGTCGGGTGGATTTAACTCCGGAATGGCAAATCGAGATTCATGGATGCCAAAAACAGTGGATGAAATGCGTGTAAAAACAAACGCAAAATCATCCGGTGTTGGTTTGTTTGGTCATGAAGGTCCTGCGGTAAGTTCGATTAAAGAACTGGGTTCTATTGGCAAATTAGAAAAAAATCGTCCAGAACGATCTTTTGAAATGGGACATGACAGAGTAATGACAACCACTGGTTTAGAAAAGGGCGTTACTTTGCGTCCTATCCAAGAAGATCGATATACAAATAGACCCGAAACAACAACCTCTTATACGGGTGCTGCCGGATCAAACAATGAAGGAGTCTTTGTGGATGGTGAATATATGCCTTCCAAACACATTGATTTAGGAAGTGTTCCTCTTTCGACTGTCAATGCCGTTGGTCATGGTGGAGCAACCGATGGTGATTATGGTATTAAATCACAAATGAAATACAATAATAATCGTAGTGCGAATCATCAAACCGATTATTTCGGCGCTTTTAGTGGGGCAATTGGTTCTGTTATATCTCCATTACTAGATGTTTTACGTCCTTCTCGCAAGGAAAATACGATTGGTACATTACGTCCTTATCAAAACGCCTCTACCCGTGTTACACAATCCTATATTTTTAATCCTGCTGATCGTCCATCGACCACAATTCGTGAGACAACTGAAAATGCCAAATTCCATATGAATGCCGGTAATTCTACGTTAAATAAAGGTGGTTATAGTGTGGCAAGTGTTCAACCGATTGACAATAATCGTATGAATCAGTCTGATTATTATTATGCCGGAAATGCGTCTGCTGGTTCGGGAACAAAGGAAGCGCGCCCTTATGATGCCGAATATAGGCAGCACAATAATGATATCAAATCATCCACTATTAAAGGACGCATGGTTCCAGGAAACATGTCTATGATGAATAATGAAGTAAATTACCAAACAAAGGATATGACGAATCAATTATCTAACGGTAGAGCCCCTTTACCTGGTCAACGTCAGGGACCACCAAGTTTAGATACTATGGGTCATTTACAAGGGAAACTTGATTTACCCTCTGAAATTCCCAATAATCGTAATGGAAACGAACTATTATCATCCTTAAAAAATAATCCATATTCATTAAGTATTACGCGATAAAATATTTTATAATGATTATATAGTTTTTATATATAATCATGCCAATTTTCAAAAAAGATAAAATATTTCTTATTCATATTCCAAAAACAGGTGGTACAAGTATTGAAAAGTATCTCGCAAAACGCAACAATATTGACTTGAATATAGATATTATATATCATCGATATTACGAAGAGTCTATCAATAAAGAGTTCGAACAACTTAAAAAAAAATGGAAGCAAATAATGAACGAACAAACAATACATTTAGAAAAATCGGAATTTCAAGCACTTAAATTTCGCAAAAATAGTATAGGAAATGACGATTCTAGTAACGACGGTGACCAATTACAAATGATAAAAGAGAGTTTACCTGAATATAAAGCATTCAAGAAAATAAGATTGTGTAAAGAATTAAAACATTCATTTCAGCATATGACATGGATTGAAATATGTAAATATAAGCAAATTTTACTCGACGAATCGTTTCATCATATATTATCGTCAAGTCCATATGAACGAAATGATTTTGAAATTATTACAGTTATTAGAAATCCATATGATCGTGTTATATCAGAACTGTTATTTCGTGGAATTATTGACAATAATACTATTCGAAATCCGGAAATAGTGTGTAATAAACTAAAGAAATATTTTCAAAGTATGGATTTATTTGATAATCATAAATTACCTCAATATTTGTTTTTAATAGACGAGTCGGGCGATTTAATTAAGAATCTAATTATTTTGCGAACAGAATCATTGACACAAGATATGCAACGATTGGGTTATATTGATTTTAATCATAATTTTCAAGTTTCGAATTGTAAATTCCCGCATGGAAAAACGAAATATGATAATGCGTTAAATTCCGTGTCAATAAAAATGATTAATGAATATTACAAAAGAGATTTTGAACTGTTTGATTACAATTATTTATGAAAACAATTTGTTCATAATGAGCGCTTCTTTATTTTCACTGGGTTTTTGAAACAATTGATACAATACGTTATTATCACGGAATCGTATTGTGTATTGCTGTTGGGTTTGGTTGCGTCCAATACGTCCCATTGCTTGAATCGTTTTTTGCTGTGTCATTTTGGTGAGATCTTTTCCAATATATCCATGACAAAACTGATAGTTCGTGCCATAAATGTAGTCAGATGACGCCAATATGATATACAAGTTCTGTTCGTATGCGAGTTTTTTCATAATTTCCATATATTTATGATTAGCTGTATTTTCGTCAGTGAACATACCAATACCGAGTAGTAATAACATTTTCATTTGATCGGGAACATCCGTTGCCATGATCTGACAAACATCGTCATCCGAAATATTCGGTTTAAACGCGTCCTTTTTAAACGACGATTGCCATAACGATTGATGTTCCTTAGAATTGGGAATATATATTTCTTCAAGATTAATAACGTTAATTCTCGACTGTAGATTGCTAATAGTATTGTGTAATTTGGCAATTTCAGGATTTAATTCTGTATCTCGATTGGCAATTTTACTAGTTCCTTTCCCTTTACCCTTCTTCTTGTCGTCATCGCCTTTATTCATCATTTTTTCCTTTTTCAATTGAATCTCTTCTAGTTTCATTTCGGCATTTGTAAGATGCTCCTGAATTTGACTATTACTCGCAATTTTTTGACTAATAGATTGAAATACGCGTTCCGGTAAATTCGTTTGTTTAATATAATAGTTCGCAATATTTTCAATATTATTGGCAAGATAAATGGTTGGACCATCTGTCAATGTTTGTGCGTCACTGGTTGTAATGTGTAGTCCAGTAATAGTGGTTGGCGCATGTAATTTTCCACCCGCACTAGGATCTACTTTTGGTTGTTCTACACTACGAAATTTCTTTGATGATTTATCTGGATACAATTTGCTTTTTTGATTATCAGATAATTGTTGGAAAATAGAATCCCATTTTTCTGGATCCACGTGTTTTAGCACATGTAAATAATACAATTTCAAGTTGTTCATTGTAACTTCTGAAATATCGTGTTGAAAATACTCTTCCATTTTAAATTCGTCAGGAATCGCATGTTCTTTATGACACATTTCAATAAAACGTATGACTTCGATTAAATCAAAATACCGTAACATGGTCTTGTTTCGATTACAATGCGTCACGCTTGTCTGAAGTTTGTCATAATCTTCATAAAGCAAATGTGGAACTACTGACTTACAATCTTGATTCAACAGAGCAATGGATTTACGACAATCAAAACTAGAAATCGTTTCAATTTGCGCATTATCAAATCTTTGGCGAAATGAAACCAATGTGTCTTCAATTTCTTCTTGATGCGGCAATGTAGCACACGACAAAACTACCTTCGATATTTTGTTTTCACTCCATACTTTTTCAATCAATTCATGAAGTGGATGTTCATCATAGTCCATTGAAATCGTTGGTTCATCCCAATATGTAATCAAATCATAATCTCGAGATGTTTTTTCCAGTCCTTTGAAATGATCCTTCTTTTCTTGTAGTTCACCTACTTTTATTTTACAATTTTCCATTTGTATTTCATTATTCTGCTGTTTTGCTTGTTTAAACAGATCTTTGTGTTCTTCGATTGATTCCTCAATCTCGCAAATAGTATCCTCGATTTCAGTTTCACGGTCACTTTTTTCTGTGAATGACATCATGTAATGCATCGCAACTAAATAAGATTTAATATCGCAAATCATAATCTGTACCTTATTTCCAACGCTATTATCTACTTTTCCAATACCACCCGATCTTCTATTAATTGAATACTCTGACGCGGCAAAATAATGAAGACGAATATCATCCGCGGTTTCACAACCAAACGCAATTCCGATTTTCTTGTTCATACATACTGCGGATTTTGCCAATGCTAAACCAACGTGTCTTGCCGCACAAATAAATATAATACGATGTCCCTCAGATAATCCAAGAGGTGTCAGTGTTTTACCTGTACCGGTAGGAGCAGTATATAAAACTAGTTTTGCCGGCATAGATGACATTTTCTGAATTTTATCGTCTTTAGATACATCTTTTGGAAGATTATTATGAAATACGTTATAAATATTCTTTTGGTGATCAAATAATTGAAAATCAGCATATTGAAGTAATGCCGGGTTTTGTTCAATAAACTCATATGCTTGTGATAATACGTCTTTCATGTGTAGTTTTTCATTACTTTGTTGAATAATATAATCCACAAATTGCAATACGTAACTATTCACATAGTTAATAGACGCCTTTTTTACCTGAATCAACGTGTACAAGTGAAAAGCATACTTGTCTGAACGACTGTCCAAATATTTTAGAATTTGTTCGCAGTATTTCAATAGTTCATGTTCAAATGCGGTTTGATTTGTTGACTCTTGTTTTTGATTGATTAAATTAATACGCATAAGGTCGCCCTTTTTTAGTTTTACCTTTTTTTCTTTAGGAGCAACATTTACCTTAAAGTTGCCACATAGTGATTCATATTTTTTCATATACTTTTTCACAATTACATCAAAATTCTCATTATATAAATAATAATGAATACCTGAAATAGTAGGATCAATTTTCATGAGTCCCAAAAGCGATAAGCTATTGTTACGTTTCATATGAACGTCATGATAACCATCAATAATAAGTTGTAAAATATTCTTTTCATCAAGAGGTAATGGAATTTCAATGTTATTCCATTCCGTTCTTGATAATTTTCTTTGAGTAAGGTCCATATTTGATTACTAGATTTGTTTTTATGTTACTACAATAATATATAGTAATATAAATTCAATTTTATGTTACATTCAATCGCGATTTATAACAATGTTTTTAATAGCACTCGTTTTATCAATTACACCATTGATTTCTTCATTGTTTTTTCCTTGTACAGTAATAATATATTGTCCGGGAACATCAATATTAAATGGTTTTGACTTATAATCTGTCCATTCACCCACTTCAGGTGTAAGCGTATCAAATATTTTGTCATTTATCATTAAATCTAATTCATTCGAAATACCCGATTTATCACAACAATCGCGTCCACTTACGTAGAATTTTAAATAGTAATTTCCTTCGTATAATTGGACGATTGTAGAAATACTGGCAGTATTCTGTAAGGCGATTGCTTGCGAACCTTCTGGATATGGCGTTTTAAATCCCCATGGAACAGAATTATTTAACAATGCAGCACGATTTAAAGACCAACCCGGTACAAGTGTTTTGGATGTATAATAATTATACGAATTTGGTTCGATTGCTGGTTTGGAAAAATCAAAATTGGGTAATTCCATTGTACATATGAATTTTGATTTCTTTGCGTCGAATTTGTAGTCGGTTAATTCTTTTTTCATATCATTTAATTGTTGTTTCACATTGTTGGCAAGTGTTTGAGTCTCACCACTAATTTCTTTTTTTACGCGATTTACAGTGTCTTGTGTTTTTTGAGCAACTTTTACTTCCTCACTTTGATCTGATGGTGCTGACATGCCTGCTTCAGTTTGAACATCATAATTGGCACGTGTATCAAATAAATTATTTAAATCGCTAAAATTGACAGTATATGTAGTATTACCTTCAATTATTTTCCTTTCCATTAAAGCATATGATATATACACCATAAGCGAAAATAATATTCCGTGTAATATGATATTTTTTGCGTTATTTTTTTTCATAATGGAGAAAAATATGCCAGGTGTGAATATGACAAATAAACATATGACATACAATACAAATAATAAATTCATTATATATAATATAAATACAATTATTCGTATATATTTAAATATAATTAGTATATATATGAAATTATTTTCATCTCTATTTCATTATGTATTAAAAACTGTGTCTAAATATAATATTGATGAGTCTCATTCGGTTGGACATGCCATGAATTGCTTGTATTATTCCAATCAAATATTTGAAGCAGAGGTAAAAGAAAATCCTCAAATAATGGAATATGAAAATATAATTTATATTTCGGCTGCTCTTCATGACATGTGCGATCAAAAATATATGAACAAAGAAGAAGGATTACGCAACATTACTAAATTCATTGAAGGATTAAGTGATCGACATGGACCGATATTAAGAAATGAGGATAAGTATGTTGTTAAAAATATCATTTCAACAATGTCTTATTCGCACGTAAAAACTTATGGATTTCCCAATTTGGGAAAATATCAAAGTGCGTATAACATTGTTCGTGAAGCCGATTTATTATGTGCATATGACTTTGATCGTTGTATGTTATACAATATGTATCAACTAAATGGTAATATGGAAGAATCATTTCATGAAGCCGACAAATTGTTTGAAAAACGTATGTTTAAACATAATGATGATGGGTTATATTTTACACAATATTCTAAACTGAATTATCAGAGGTTAGAGTTACAAAGTAGACAGCGAATAGAAAATTGGAGAAAGATGTTACACAAATAATCAAGTGATAAATAAATTATAAAACGTAATATACGCAATTCCTATTTCAAATAGTACGTCGTATCCTAGTATGAAAAACGCATCTACGCAATTATGTTCTTTTATTTTGTAATGGTTATTTTCCTTTATACATACCTCAACTTGTCTGAATTCTTTACAATAAGATACATATGTCCAAATGCTAGTGATATAAATCATAGACATGAACATATTAAATGCGCGCGTTATATGGTGCGGATGATTATATAATATCACGCCATTCCACAACGTTGCTGAAGACATTAATAGTAATGATAATGGAGTATTTATTTGGCGTTTGGATAATACTTTTTTATTATGGGTTTTTGACACCATATTTGTAACCATATACGCAATTAATAAATGATACAATGTTTGATAATATACGGAGTAAAAACGATCTCCAAAATACAATCCTATAATTGTCACTACACCCCCTTCTTGTATTCCTTGTAATGTTATGCCAATATATTTATTTAAGGGATATGTTATACCGTTTATATTTAACTTCATTGGTTTAATAATACGTATTTGTTGTTGATTTAAAAATAATTCTATCAATGTCCAAATAAAACTTGATCCGAACATTACATAATAATATTCCATGGTGTGATTGACATTATAATCGTGAAAACATAGTCCTAAACCTAATGTTATATAAATAATTTTTTTATTTGCGTTTGTCGCAAAATCACCTGTTCTTATTATATAATATTTATTATATAGCAGGTTCGTAATATTCATTTATATTCTTGAATGATATAAATGAAACGATTTAAGTTGTTTTATTTTTCTTATTTATGTGTTTCCTAATCGCGGAATATGTAATAATGGACTTGATTTGTATAATAATATGTCATTTATTTTGGTTGTAGTAGGAAATTCATTATTCGAGTAAATATCTTGTAATAATAACCATTCAAACATTCCTCCTGCGTAAATATAAACTTCGCTAAATCCAAGTTCACATAATTGTTTGTATTTTTTGTCGCATAAATTATCTGTTGAGTTTTTCCCGTATAAAATGATTTTGGTTTGAAATTTATTTTGATCCATTAATTTATTTATAGTTTGTTCTTCGATATTGATTAATAATGTGTTTTGAATTAAACAGTTTTGTAAATCATGTGGCATGGTATTCATTAAAATACATTCATTATTATGATGAATTCCATATAAAACATCTTCAAAACCTAATTTTATTATTTTTTCTTGTTGAAACCATCGAGAAAACATTTTGGTTATACTAAAATGTTTTCATCTTTTTATATGTTTGATTTAACAAATAACGTTATTAATCTACTGATAAATCTCCTTCTATAGGATCTGAATCGTTATTTGATACATCAATGGTTGTAGTATTATTTTCAGTAGGTTGTGATGCATCAGTAAATGTATAAGAACCAGTTAAAGGAATTGTATTTATGCTAATATCATAAGTTGAACCTAATCCGGCAATTGTTGTGTCTAAAAATCCTTGCATTAAATTATACAGTTCTTGTTCTAAATTTTGGTTTGGATTCGGTTGTGTATTTGTCGGTTGTGTATTTGTCGGTTGTGTATTTGTCGGTTGTGTATTTGTCGGTTGTGTATTTGTCGGTTGTGTATTTGTCGGTTGTGTATTTGTCGGTTGTCCATTATTTGGACCAGTATTTTGAGTATTTTGTTGTTGCTGATTTATATTACTTGTAACATTATATCTACATATTGGACATTGATGACTACGTCGGAACCAATTAAGTAAATTCGCGCGCATAAATGCGTGACCACAACCAATAATTTGACACAATGTATCACCATTTTGAAAATTCTCTAAACTAATTGGACAACGTGTTTCGCGAAGAGTTTCTTGTGATTGATCACTGTATGTAAAAGTGTTTGTATATTGTTGAATTTGTGCGGATGTTAAAATCTGCTGACCAGGTTGATTAAATATAGGTTGTGTCCATTGTGAAAACAAAAAAGAATTGTTTCTATTTTGAAATGAATTCGTTGCGTTTGTATAGTGTCTAAAATTATTACGTGCTTGTTGTGGTTGAGTTTCATTTATGCGCATTTGATAGTTCGTATTATTCATATTAATAAGGCGCAACATATCTCTTATATTTCCTTGATATTGTAACATGTTTGTATTATAATTTATCATCGTTTCATAAATTGTATCTAATTGACGATTTACATGTCGCATAGAAGGTATACTATTAACATTTTGTGATTGACTAGTATTATTGGTTGGTGTAGTATTATTGGTTGGTGTAGTATTATTGGTTGGTGTAGTATTATTGGTTGGTATATTAGAATATTGTGAAAAAAAACTCTCAGACAAGTTGTTTAATATATCATCTATATTGTCTTCCATAAATAATTAATATAAAGATATTTATCTATATATCTTTAATACCAAATATTAATAATGAATAATATTGATCCAAATAAGGGTTTTACAGGGTTGACCAATTTAGGGAATACTTGTTTTTTAAATTCTTGTGTACAAGCACTTAGTCACACACATGAATTGACCGACCTCCTGTCTTCCGAAAAATACAAACATCATATTAATGAAACTTTGCCTGAAAATATTATTATACAAGAATGGACTAATTTACATAAAACAATGTGGTCACAAAACGGAGTTGTTTCCCCTAAGCGATTTGTACATCATATTCAACAATTAGCAGGTGTGAAGAATCGTGAATTATTTACTGGATGGGCACAAAATGATTTACCCGAATTTTTATTGTTTATGGTAGAATGTATGCATAATTCTATTGCCAGACCAGTAAAAATGAATATTAGTGGAAATGCGAAAGGAAATTTAGATAAATTAGCAGTTTCGTGTTATTCAATGTTAAAGGATGTTTATTCCAAAGAATATTCTGAATTTATGGAAATGTTTTATGGTATTTATGTTTCAGAATTGACTTCCGATGATAATAAAATAATACATTCCTTAAGACCCGAAAGTTATTTTATATTAGATTTAGAATTGCCAAAACACAATCCTTCTTTGTATGATTGTTTTGATTCTTTTACACAATATGAATATTTAGAAGGTGAAAATGCGTGGTATAATGAAAAAACCAAACAAAAGGAGTCTGTTAAAAAGCGTATTACATTTTGGTCACTTCCAAAAGTGCTTATTATTACATTAAAGAGATTTTCATTTGATGGTAGTAAAAAAAGACAGGATGTAGTCGATTTTCCATTAAATAATTTGGATTTATCAAAATATGTAACTGGTTATAATTCAAAACAATACAAATATGATTTGTATGCAATATGTAATCATAGTGGAGGTCCAATGGGGGGTCATTATACTTCTTATGTAAAAAGTGTTAGTAATGAATGGGTCCACTATAACGACACAAATGTAAGTCGTCATTTAAGTGAGAGTAAATTAGTGACACCGAAAGCGTATTGTTTATTCTATAGAAAACAATAATAATATTTAGGGATATATTTATCGATATGTGTGCATATAAATATATCTAATTCCTATATACAAATATAATTTATCATGGGAAATTTTTTATCAAATTTATTTGGCGATGCACCATTACCCCAAAGTGCTCCTTCGGCAAGTTATACGATAAGTCCATCTACAACTACAACACCATCTACAACTACAACTCCATCTACGTCCCAAACATCTTCTAGTCCATCGAACGGACAATGTCCAGCAGGGAGTGTTTCAACCACAACGACTAGTACAACAAATGGAACCACGAGTAGTCCTCCTCCCGCAGCTGTTCCGTTTCAGGGTAAAAGTGATAATGAATTTATGGAATTTTTAAATGATATCTTTAACGCAACAACATATAGCATTTTATTTTGGATTTTTGCGATGTATTTAGTATACCGTTTCGGGAAGGCCATTTTTTCGAATCGAGGAACATCAAATGAAACAAGTGGCGTTTCTTCTTATAGTCGCACTATAGATATTGTTTTAGCAATGATGTTAGGTATTTATTTTTTCCAAGGTTATTATTATTTGGACCAGAGCGATAAAGACAATATATTAGGATACTCATTACAATGGAGTGAAACCTGGTTAAACGATCCGTGGTCTTTATTTGGTATAATTTGGTTTACAATTATATTCTTTTTAATGGTCTATCTTTTGAGCGTTCCTATGGACAAAGATGTAAAACCGGTTTTAGTTCATTTTGTAGAACACAAAATATGGATTCTTTACGCAACATTTGCTGTCATATTTTTCTTTAAATATGTTCTTCAAATCCCTATTATCACGTTATTATTTAATAATGGTCTAGTTAATTATTTCAAAAATGTGCCTCCATTTAGTTCCGACTCGCCTGGTATATTTGAAGATATTAGACAAGATATTTATGGAACATCAAGTTCTCCGGGAACTACAACATCAACTACAGATACAGTACTTACAACTGCTCCCTCACCCGCAACATGTGAACCAATTGACCAAGTATTTAACGTATCAAATAATGTCTATACATATGAGGAAGCACAACAAGTTTGCACAGCATTTGACGCCTCTTTGGCAACATATGATCAAATCGAAAGTTCTTATCAAAAAGGTGGAGAATGGTGCAATTATGGTTGGTCTGAAGGACAAATGGCATATTTTCCTACACAAAAGGACACATGGGATAAACTCCAAAACAATCCAAATACAAAGCACGCTTGTGGTCGCCCGGGTATTAATGGAGGATTTATTGATAATCCTTATATTAAATTTGGTGCGAATTGTTATGGAAAGAAACCTCCAAAACCGAGTGGTTGGGAACCATCTAATTATTATGAACAATGTGACACTACAAATCCCGAAGAAGAAGAAATGGAAAAATTGCGAAATCAAGCAAAATTAAATAGTTTCAATAATAAGAAATGGTCGCGTCACTAAGAATTTGATAAAATAATATAAATACTGAATCTATATTATTTCCAAACAATCATGGGGAAAATAAAAGGGGGGAATTTACAAACGTTAATTTTATGGTTAAATCAACGGAATATGTTACAACGGGACATACAAAAATATATTCATTCTGAAAAGAGAAAAAGAGCATTAACTATATATAAACCGTTATGTTATGATATTGTATCATATCACAAAAATAGATTATTTTCTGAATAATATTATATTTCATCATATTACATGGAAAACATTACTTTAGATGAATTTCAGCAAGCAATTTCAGAATTAGCACCATTTGTAAAATCAACCCCAATGGATCATTTTAAAGATAATATTTATTTGAAAAGGGAATCTCAACAAACAACTGGTTCTTTCAAATGGAGAGGGGTTTTGTATTGTATTATGAATGCTTTTAAAGAACTCGAAAAACAAACAATTAATGAAACAGAACCCTATTATTTAGTAACACAATCAACCGGTAATCATGGTATTGCTTTAATACATGGTATAAAAGTGATGAAAGAACATTACAGTAAATTACACCCACATCAAAAAAAATGGAAACAGATATTTCCATGTGTATTTGGCAATGTTCATATTCAACCTAGTAAATTTGAAAAAATGCAAAAAGAAATTATAAACTATGGTAAAGATCATCATTGTTTATTTGACTGTAGTTCTATCAATTACGGTGAAGCACTGGAAAAGCGCGAACAATTTTTAAGAACACATCATGGAAAATACATGAGTCATGGTGGAAAAGATATTATGACCGGATATGGGTCATTGGCCCAAGAAGTGTTGGATCAAATACCTGAAGAAAAAACCATTACCATGGTGTGTGCTATTGGTGCCGGTGGTCCAATCGGTTTGGCAGCATATTTTCAATATTTTCCACGTTGTAAACTAGTGGTTGCTCAAAGCAGTGAATTTGATGCTTTTGTACGTTCTATAGAAAGTGAAGAAATAGAATATAATAATTCCATTTGTGCTCCAGGATTATCAGATGGTATTGCGGTTGATAAACCCGAAGAACATGCTCTATACTTAGCAACACAATTAGGTGTCCAAGGAATTTCAGTAAACAGTTCATATGTAAAAGAAATTCACAAACGAACAAAATTGGGTGGTTCTAGTTGTATTTCACTGGCTTCCTTGAAAAAGTTTCAAATTGAAACAGATGTGGTGGTTATTTTAGATTGTGAAGGTAATTATTAAGGTTTCTTTTTCGGATCTTTACGCTTTTTCTTGGTTTTTGTCGACGATTTCGATTGTTTACTAGATTTTTTCTCTACTTTTGAAAATAGTTCGTCGAATAGGTCATCCGAAATCGCCTCATTTTTAACATGTCTCGGCATTTCTTGGACAATAGGATTAGAATAGTTTTCAGTTTGTACAACGAAAATAGGAATACCCAAATTTTCTAGTCTTCTGCGTGAATCATTTTTTCCATACACATCTTGATATATATCCGATTTTTCAGTATTTACCGATGTATTTTTAGACATATAGATACATTTACCATCAATACAATGAATTGGATGTTCTTGGACAGTAATCATATATTATAGACGTTGAAAATCCTCTATAACATATACGTTAATTGTTTATTTCCTTGTAGTTTCGTTTTATATCACTCGTTGTTTTAATCTCACGTTGTTCTTTTAAATATTGGATGACAAACTCAACTTGTTGTGGGTCAGTCATAATTTTCCCTAAATGTTGCTCCAAGAAAGAGAAAGTAAGAGGTGAATAATCCTTTTTTTCATACATTTTAAGATTCCCATCGTGAATCATAATTTTTCGATGAGCATTTCCCGATTTTTCTAAATGCGAACATATTTTGGTTCCTAGTGTATTCTTTTCTTCCCGCATAGTTTTCACCTTTTCATGGACCATTTTTAATTGCGTATCTAAAAGTACCCATTTTTTAACTTGTTCTGTAAAATCTTCTTTCAAAGAAATTTGATTCATTTGTAATAAAAATACAAATGAATTTGATTATTTTTCTTGTAAAGTCGAATAAATATAGAAACTACCTAAATGATTTAAAACGCGAACTAATAAAACCAAATTGGCTAAAATAATAAACGTTAAAATAACCATGTAAATACAAATGAACCATAAATATGGGTAAAGTTCGTTATATAAATTATTATAAACAGGTTGAATAACACTATATATATTTTTTTTCAAATCTTCACTATGAATAAAATCGACCATACTTTCTCGCAATGACTTCATTTATACTATAATGATAATAAGGTTATAAAAATATAACGAACACAATTTACGCGTAAATATGCGTTGATTATTGTGTAACAATTATCATATATTATGACCAACAATATTTACAATATTAATGAAAAATTTTCATTTGACGATTTAACAGTGAATCCGCCTGTTGTAACTAGTGGTGGAAATTATTTCCTTAAATATTCAATGGCAGGTAAACCGTTATATATTCAACCGCCCGATTGTAAATCAAAAAGTGCTATTTCCAAAAATAGTAAAAAACCATATTGCGATTTGATGTTCACCAACGAACATATTCAATTAATCAAGTGGATGGAAGATTTAGAGAATCGCACATGTCAATTAATTTTCGAAAATCGATCCGAATGGTTCGAAGGTGATATGGATTTAAGCGATATAGAGAACTATTTTGCTTCTCCTATGAAAATCTACAAAGGTGGTAAATTTTATTTAGTACGCGCTAATATTCCAAGTCGTTTAGGACAAATCCATTTGAAAGTATATAATGAACGCAAAGAGGAAGTAACCATGGAGTCTATTATTGAAAATACGAATATAATCACCGTGTTAGAAATTCAGGGTATTAAATGTTCAGCTCGTAGTTTTCAAATTGAAATGGAAATTAAACAATTGATGACCTTGGAACCAGTTAATTTATTTGAGAATTGTTTAATCAATGTTCACCATCCAGTAACCAAACAAATAACCGTCCCCGATGAAATTGAACCAATGGAAGAAATATCCGAACAACATTTAGAAGAAACCGAATTAAATGACATTCCCAATGAAGAAACTATTCAATTACACGAAGACAAAACCGAATCTTTAGAAGAAACGGATGTGAAACAATCAATTGAAGAGATTCCTTTAGAAGTAGACACGAATTCGACAAATGAATTAGATAATTTAGAATTCACAGTTGATTTAGAGAAATTGGACCAAAAATCTGTTATATTGAAACCTCATAACGATATTTATTATGAACGCTACAAAGAAGCAAGAAAACGCGCGCTAATCGCAAAAAATATTGCGCTTCAGGCATTTTTAGACGCAAAAGAAATAAAACATAAATATGATTTAGATGATATTGATGATGAAAGTGATGAAGAATTTTTCAATAATAAAATGGAGAAAATGAATGATCAAGAATATTATGAAGAATCCTAATTATTTAGTAATGTTTTTCAAATACTTTAGTGGAAACTTTACACAATCCAATAAAAATTTTATCCAATGTTTATATAAAGTAAATGTTCAAGACTTTGACAAATTTTGTAAAATCCGATAATTCCAAATGGATCTTTGTTGCCATTGTTGTTGCCATTGTTGTTTACTCTATGACAAACTATTCTAAAAGTAAGGGGATGGTGTTAGACAGCATGACCACAGCAGGTCCCGTTAAACCTAGCAAGTCTACTGGTAATGATGTTTTCTATGACAGTTCCAAACCTGCGTCTTATGACCAATCTGAATGTCTTGCTAGTACCAATTCTGAATATAAGTCTGTCGATACTGCTGCCCCTGAGGATTTACTTCCGGTTGACAAGAACAGTGAATTTGCCAAATTGAACCCTATCAGTTCCGGAAAACAGGATCTTCCTGATCTTCTTCAGGCAGGAAGTCTAATTGGCATTGATACTATTGGTCAAACTTTGAAGAATGCCAACCTTCAGTTGCGTTCTGATCCCACCATTCAGAAAAAGAACATTGGTCCATGGAACAACAGTACATTTGAACCCGACTTAGCTCGTGTCCCTCTTGAACTTGGTTGCTCAAGTGCTTAAATAGTAGATACTTTAGGGTAAAATAAATATTCTTGTTGAGAATATTTGTTTATGGTTAATTAATATATATGGATTCCTTGGATTTATACATTTATGTCATTGTATTTGGTATATTAGGACTTTGTGCATATATTTATTTATCTTCCGATGAGTTTCAATTGAAATGTATTGTGTCTACTGTAGACGGAAATAAATATTGTGTACGCGAACGAGACAAACTCCAAGATGCGGCCGATATGTTGGCAACAGTAAACGATAAATGTAAAAAAATAGTAGATTATTCCAATGAAAAATATGGATCCAAAGATTGTGTAAAACGCTTGGTAAAAGGTTACAATCCCAAAAAAATCATGGAAACTTTGCCAACGAGCGAATATACCGCGTATAGTGAAAATAAAGGAGAGAAATTAGCGTTCTGTTTGAATAAAGAGCGTCAAGGAGAAACCAATATGATTGATGAACACACGTTGATGTTTGTAGCAATTCATGAATTGTCACATATTGCTACGAAGTCAGTTGGTCATAAGCAGGAATTTTGGGACAATTTCAAATTTTTATTGGAAAACGCAAAAGAATGTGGCGTTCATAGTCCAACTGATTATAAACAGAAACCGGCTCAATATTGCGGGATGGATATTAAAGACAATCCTTACTATGACAAATAATTTAGCAGTAATATATATATTTTGATAAAATGAGTCAAAAACTAAAACTATCACCAAGCAATGTAGAGTTAATCGAAAGCATTGTGACCAATATTGAAAAAGGAACAAAATTATTAAAGACCATCCTTCCAAAATTAGCAAAGGTCAAAGGATCTCGTATTCCTCCAGGTATGAGCAATGAAGATATACTAAGTGCGTGGGAGGTTTTAAATATACCTGAAAAAAAGGTTTTCGATAGATTTCTTTCAATGTTAAGCAAAAAAAATAAAATGGAGATGATTAAATCTATTGCGAAGACAGATTTAAGTTTTAAAGAAGGGTTTAAGTTAGGGGGGGATGGCGATGGTAAAATGGTTCCATATAATAATGATGACATAGAAGAAGTTCCACAAGGAAACAAAAAATTATTTTTTTATGCTAATTTTATTGGTAGTTTGATGTCATTAATATTGGGTATTGTTATATTGCATCTAGTATCAGAGAATATACAAGCATTTAATGTTGAATATGAATTGAATATAACGTTAAAAGAGTTAATTACAAATTTTAAAGGAACGGTCGAGTATATGCCTATAGCAGTTTTAGGTGCTGTAACACGAGAGGCGACTAATGTAATGCGTTTCAAAATTCTGAACGGATGTGGTGCACTCTCCGGTAATACAGCAACTTCATTATTATACAGTTTTTTTGGATCGTCCGAATCATCTACTTGTATAGCAGGTCAAACAGTTGATGCAATTACTGAAGTTGCTAAAATGAATACTGCAAAAGTAACTACAATGTTAAACATGTCATGGACTTTAAGTAGTGCGGGAATAACATTGATAACCGGTGCCACAACTAATCTAGGTCGTTTATTATTAAATAAAGAAACACCATTACAAATAACAAACGGCGATGAATCATTCGCAAGTTCAGAAGGACGATTCGCAATAGAAGGCGGAAAAAGAAAATCAAAAAGAACCAGAAAGTCCAAGAAATCAAGAAAAAGTAAAAAGGGACGAAAGGGGAGAAAATCTAGAAAATCAAGAAGAAATAAATAATTTT